TTATTTTTCCCGCTGGCTTTTCAAAAACTGGATATACTCCAACGCCTTTTCGAGCTCGGCATCGGACAGGCTGCTCGCTTCGGTGAGCAGTTTTTTTTGCTTTTCAGGAGGTTCTGGGAGGAGTCCCGAATCGTCACTCTCGCCGGTGAGATAGTTTAATGGAGTATTGAAAAAGTCTGCTAATACCTCTAAATCTTTTTGCGAGGGGGCGGAGCGACCGCGTTTCCAATCAGTGACAACCGTACTATAGCTACCGATAAGGTCAGCGATAAAGCCTTGCTTTATCCCTCTCTCTTTCATCAAGGATAAAATGCGCCCGACAGTCACATTCATATAAAAACCTCCAAAAATCCCACAAAAATGGGATGAAGAACTTGTGCAAAGAAACAAAAACAAAAAAAATGGGATTTTTCGGATTGCTAACCCAAAAAAATGGGAGCATTATATAACCAAGACGAAAACTTTTTACCGAAACACCTATTTCCCGCGCTGGCTCTTGAGGAACGCAGCATATTCCAAAGTCTTTTGAAGTTCTTCATTCGTCAGAGTCTCCGCCAAGGAAAGAAGCTGGCGCTGTGCGGGCGTGGGTTCCGGGGCATGGCCGGGATCATCGCTTTCGCCGGTGAGATAAGCGGGAGTAGTTCCGAGAAGAGTTGCAATGATAGTTATATATTCGGGTTTGGGCTGAGACTTTCCGGCTTCCCAATCGCTGAAAATGCTACGGTTCTTTCCGAGTTGGTCTGCAAGAAAGGATTTTTTTACACCCTTTGATTTCAACAATTCATTTAATCTATCAAAATCCAACAAAATACAGACACCACCTTTGTAAATTACAACAAATTACAGATTTACGACTTGAAATCCTGCAAACGCAGGATTATCATATAACCACAGACAAAAACTTTTTAAAAGAAAGGAAACACCACACATGAACAACAAACGACGCGAAAAAATCTCGGACCTGATGGAGGAACTCAGCAACCTCAAAGACCGCTTGGAGACCATCCGCGAGGAAGAGGACGATGCTCGGGACAACATGCCGGAGAGCCTCCAGAATTCTGAGAGGTACGAGCAATCGGAGGAAGCCAGCGAGAGCATGGAATCCGCCGAGGAAGCATTGCAGGAAGCCATCGGCTATCTGGAGAGCGTGGCCGAGGATTGACACTCCCCACGGCTAAAGCCGGGGGATTCTCGGTTCGCTGACTACGGCCTGCACCATGCGAGGACTTACACAATCTCCCCGAGCGTATCGGTTCGGGCGTGTCCCGCCCTACCATGCACAGCCTACGCCAGCAGGTGCAGACCTTCTTGCAAGATATTCTTTGCAGCATTGATATCCCGGTCGTGGATTGCGCCGCAGGAGGGACAGATCCACTCCCGGACAGACAAATCCTTTGTTCCGGGCCACTGTGCGCCGCAAGTGGAGCACAGCTGAGAGGACGGGAAAAAGCGGTCTACTGTGACCATCTGCTTTCCGTACCACGCCGACTTGTACTCCAACTGTCGCCGGAATTCCGACCAGGAAGCATCTGATATTGACCGGGCCAGTTTGTGGTTCTTCACCATGTTGGACGGGGCCAAGTCCTCAATCGCTATCAGGTCGTAGTTACTCACCAGCTCCGTTGACAGCTTGTGGAGCATATCAGACCGTTGGTTAGCAATGTGTTCATGGAGCCGGGCAACCTTGACCCTCGCCTTTTCCCGGCGGTGACTCCCCTTTGATTTTCGGGAGAGCTGACGCTGGAGGCGAGCAAGTTTCTTTTGGTTCTTGGTCAGGTGCTTGTGGTTTGGGTACTCCACTCCATCGGAGGTGATTGCAAATGCTTTTAGGCCCATGTCGATACCGGCCACCGCCCCGGTTGAGGGCATAGGCTCTATTTCAACATCGGTGCAGCACAACGCCACAAAGTATTTGCCGCTTGGGTTTTGGCTGACCGTGGCTGAGAGAATGCGGCCTTTGACCTCTTTGGAGATGCGGCACTTCACAAGTCCGAGTTTCGGAAGCTGTACCGCCTTATCCAGTGCTTTGATATTCGTTCCTACGCACTTGCTCTTGTAGCTTCGGCGGTAGTCGTGTTTGCTTTTAAACCTTGGATAGCTCGGTTTTTGGCCTTGCTTCACCCACCGGAAAAAGTTTTGATAGGCCGTGTCCAAATCCTGCAAAGAGGCTTGAAGCGCGGTGGAATCCACCTCTTTCAACCATAGCAGTTCCTGCTTTAAGGCGGTTAGGGATTTGTCCTGTTGAAACCGTGTAGGCGCTTTCCTTGTGGACTTGTACCGTTCCATGCGTTCTGCCAAGAAGTGGTTGAATACAAACCGGCAGCATCCAAATGTCTTTTGGATTTGAATTTTTTGCTCCGCATTGGGATGCAGTCTAAACTTGTAGGAGTATTCTACTTTTCTCACCTCCTGCATTTTGATTGGTTTTTTGCTGCGTCTCTTATTTTATGCACATTTCGGATTTATGGAATACCATCCGAAAACGCTTCTTTAGTTCCCGCGCCTTATATCCCCATGCCTAAAGGCAGGGGCTTTACGCCACTTGTGGTAAAGGGGACTATTGATTCACGTCAGGATTATCAGTGCGGCCCAGCAAATAATCTACGGACACGTTGAAGTAGTCGGCAAGAGCGAGAATTGCATCAAGGCTTGGCTTCTTGTTGACGTTTTCAAAGTTTCCTATGGTGGCCTTGGTCGCATGAATCTCTTTTGCGAGCGCATCCATTGTCAGGTTGTGGGAAATTCGCAAGGCTTTGATTCGTGCAGCAAAGACCGACGGTTCAAAGGAAAAAGAAAAAAACATTAAATCACCCCTTGACAGTATTCAAACTGAATACTATAATGTGGATGTATTCAAATTGAATACTTTTGAAAGAAAGGAGAAAAGTTGAGCCAGATGATTAAAACAGAGCGGGTTAGGCGGGGATTAACGCAAACCGAGGTAGCTCATGCGGTAGGTATCACAAAGGCTGCATATCGAAATATCGAAGCAGGTATCCGCAAGCCATCGTATGACGTCCTTATCAAGCTGCTAAACCTGTTCGGCTATGACGATCCGCGAAAGCTGTTCGGTGATAGTATGACATCTTCGGGCGATACCAACCCCGAATAGAAATAATCGTGCTCACCGTTCAGCGCGTTCCGCTGCAATGAACAGAATCCCGCCCCTTGCGCTTGCTACGAAGAGGCGGAACCCCCGAAGTTGTTTACCTCAATGACCGTTCCGGCCGCGGTGTTTTTCGGCGCATCAGAGGCGTCATAACCCGCCGGGTGTCCGACAAGCAAGATAGGACAAGATGGTCACGCCGCCGCTTAGGTGGTTCCGGTTCCACCAGTCCGCTCGTTGAGCGGACTACCCTTAGCCGGCGGCACACAGGTGGTACTTGCCCGCAGCTTAGTGGCGCGCGCGCCAGTGGCTGCTTGGTCTGTGTATTGGAACGGGTAAACTCAAAAGTTTGTTCAATGCAAATGCACCTCACTCACTATGAATTTGCCCATAGGGCAGCGAATTAATAGCGGGGCGTGCTGAACGGTGAGCACGAACACCACACAAGGAGGAACCATCATGGAATTCTATCGCATCCCATGCAAAGTTGCCGCGGTAGGCGGTGTGCTTGAAATCACATGTCCCGAGAATGATTGCATAATATACCGCAATTTATTTCGCCAGTACGTTGATCTGCGCTGTGACTATTACACGGGAGAAGATGTGCTCAGTGAAACCACCAAACAGCTTATGACGCTTCACAGCAGAGCGCTGGGCCTGGAACTCGAAAAGATGTTTCGGTTTAACGAAGCAGTTAGAAGTTTCCGGCAGGGGCATCTCTCAGAAGATGAGGAAACGATACCTCGATGCCACAATGGATCTTCGGCGCGGCCGAAGAGACAACAACGGTGAGCAACCACAACGGGTTAAAAGGAGAAAATCATGAAGTACGTAAGCGAACGGGTAATCAATATATCCGAGCTGGAAGAACTCATTCGGCTGTCTTATCATGCGGTCGTTGCGATAAGAAACGAATTGGACAAGCAAGAGCCGTCTGTCGCCAAAATGGCACATCTTTCCGAGCAGGCGAAACAGACTCTTTTTGAAGCAGTGCACTTTGATTTCTGTGTTGAACGGAGAACGACCGTTTCTGACGACTAAGGCTTACGGGCGTCAATGCGGTCGGCAAAGTCGCGCAAATGGCTCATTGCTTCTCCTTCACATCCGAGCGGCCCACAAGGTAATCCAGAGATACGTCAAAGTAGTCCGCGAGGGAAAGGAGCCACGTTAGAGGCGGATTAGTATTCGCGTTCTCTAAATTTTTATAACGCAAAGTTCCAAAATGTGTGGCTTTCCCGACTTCTTGTATTGATAACCCTTTCTGGCTTCTTAGCTCTTTAAGTCTTTTAGAAAGACAAAAGATTTCTTCACGTGCAAAAATCTGCTCTATAAACGAGGTGTCATCCGGTCTAGATGGATCATCGGTTTCACCCATTATATATTCAACAGTTGTATCAAACAGTCTGGCCATCAGTATTGCCTTGGTTATTGTGGTTTCCCGACGACCTTTTTCAATATCATTGATTGCCTGCATAGAGAGACCAACAGATTCACCGAGTTGTTTCTGCGTCATTCCAGCAGACTTTCGGAGTTCAAAAATACGTTGTCCAAAAATATTTTCAGAAGTCATAAAAAACACCTCTTGACACTATGCTAAAAGCATAGTATTATGAATATACGCTATTAGCGTAGTTTTAAGGGAAGGAGGACAAATGAAACTTATGTTAAGGCAAGAACGGATAAAAAGAGGTTGGACGCAAGATTACGTCGCACAAAAATGTGGAGTTTCATATCAAACTGTGTGCGACTGGGAAAATAGCCGAAGAAAACCTTCTTTTGATGTTCTTGTAAAATTGTTGGATTTATTTGAGATCAATGACCCGCGAACGATCTTTGCGGAAGCTAAAGAAGAGGGAGATCGTAGTTGAAGAAAAAATTCACACTAGAAGAGTGGAACGAACACTTTAATCGGCAGCAGGACAAGGCTAAAGCGCGTCATCGTTTGCCTTATCATCTTAGAGTTGGAAATATCCAGAAAAAACCTTGTGAGATATGCGGAAGCATGGAAAATCTTGAAGCTCATCATGATGATTATAGCAAACCTTTGCAAGTTCGATGGTTGTGCCGTCGCCATCATAAACAGCTTCATAAAGAGTTGAAAGAGTCAAGTAAAAGCGTAACGTAGATATTAAAATTATGGGCGAGCCAGGAAGAACGCGGCCTAACGCAAGTGGAAATTGCCAAAAAGGCCGGAATATCATGGCGGGCATATCAGACCTACGAAGCGGGTGACCGCATTCCCAAAGCGGATACCGCCAAGCTGATAGCCAAGGCATTGGGTAGCACCGTGGAAGAGCTTTTCTAAGGCGCTGACAGGAATGCCTTTTTGAAACACAGCGCCGGAGCGGCGCTTCAAGCGTATCCTGACGGATGCCGCGCTCGCCTTTCGCGCGGTGACCATCCCTCCCGGCGGGGTACGCTTGAAAGGCTGCTTCGGCCAAATGAAAGGGGAAATGGCCATAACAAAATAAGCCTTATGGACCTACATCCAAAAAAGCATCTGTATACCCACTCAAATGATACCATTCAAAGCGGTTTTGCGCAATAACTTTTTAACGAAGAAAGGAGAGAAACATGGGAGTAGACGCACTGGATATCGGCATCAAGCTGAAGATCCTGAAAAAACAGGGAAAGCCCAGCACGCAGCGGTGGCTTTTGGGGGAACTTCGCAAAGACGGTTTCCCGGACCTTTCGGAATCCACGCTTTCCAGCATCCTGTCAGGGAATTATGTTGTCGGCTGCGCCCGCGAAGTGCTGACGAAAGCGGCGAAGATCATAGACGCGGCGGATAAAACCTGAGCCATTACTATTTTACCGCCAGAGAGGAAAATTCACCATGCAGACGGAAAACCGAAATATCTACAAAAAGCCGCGCGAAATAGCCGGTTATTCCCAGGAGCGGGCGGCTGAACTACTGGACATATCAGTGGAGAGCTTGCGCGCATATGAAACAGGGAGGCGCGTGCCGCCAGGTGAAGTGGTTGTGCGCATGATGGACCTTTACAACTGCCAGTACCTTGCAGTGTCCCATCTCAGGTCGAGCGAGGCGTGCGCATCCTTCCTGCCGGATGTGAAATTGCAGGATCTCCCGACGGCTATTTTGCGGCTCCAGAAGGAGCTGAACGACTTTCTAAAGTGCCGTGAAGAGGTGCTGGATATCACTTGTGATGGCGTAATTTCGCCGGAAGAGCGGCCCCGCTGGGAAAGGGTGCTGAAAGAACTTGACGACGTTTCGGCCGCTATTATGGCCGTGAAATTTGCGGATTGAGGTGATGGAAAATGAGACCGTTCCTTACATCGGATGATGTGATGGCGATAACGGGGTACAGCAGATCGCAGGCATATTTGATTATCTCGGAGCTGAACCGGGAGCTGGAGAAACAAGGCTATATGACGCGCCGCGGCTGCGTCCCGTCCCGGTTCTTCTGCAAAAAGTATTTCGTGGATGAAGACCAGGTAGAGGAGGTTTTGTTGTGCAATACAACACTTGCGCAGAATGCGGTGCCCATTTAGACCCGGGAGAAAAATGCGATTGTCAAAAGGAGCATTCGTATCTTGACGGTTCAACAGAGCTTTTCTTGAGGCGATATGCGGATATGCAGAATACCAACGCTGATCGCGCCGACCTTATCCCATGTCCGCGCTGCGGCAGGTACCGCATGAAACAGCGCTTGCACACCAATGCGGCGTCACGGCATTTCAAAGGCATCACGGTTTGTGACGGATGCGGAAGGGATGAAGCAATGCAGGACTTCCACGGTGTCATTCTCCCGAATGATGAATGGGCCGTGGTACAGAAATTTCAGTGTGAAAGAGAGTGGCCATATGAGACACAGGAAGAATAGGCGGCTGGCACTGGCATATGCGCTTATCGTCGCCGTGGAGCTGCTGGCAACGGTACTGGCAGGCTGGACGGTGGCACGCTGGGCAATCCCATATGCGTATGCAGAGCGCGGCTATTGGGCCGTAGGAGGGGAATGGATATTGACGGCCGGCGCGGCGCTGTTCGCTCTTTGGGCCACAAACCACATGTTTTTTGGAGGTGTGCGTAATGCCGGCAAGGTGCAGAAAATGCCACAGGATACTTACGACGCCAGCGGCGGTGGAGGCGGGGTACGGGCCGGTATGTTACGCCAAGGAGTTCGGGAAGTCGTTGTACTCGACCTCAAAGGCAACACGCTCGGCAGGTTCGTCACCGAGAATACGAATGCGCATGCCGCAGGCGGCAAAGCGGAAGAAGATAGAGCCGATGCCATTGCTGACTGCAGATGTAACCTGCAGCCGGGATGCGGACGGGAAAGCGCATGTTAATATTCCGCAGCGGATTCGCTATCACAGCCCGTCCGGAATCGAGTGGGGATATGGCGGGAGCGGCCCGGCGGACCTGGCGCTCAATATCCTTTCCCTTTATGTGGAAGAACGGACGGCATACGAGCTGCACCAGCAATTCAAGAACGACTTTATAACAGTGATGCCGCACGAGGGCGGCACGATCAAGCGAGAGGACATTATTGCATGGCTGGAAACGAAAAAGGCGCTGGCCTAAGCCAACGCCTGTACAAAAGGAAAGGCCCCACCGCCGAAGCAGTAGGACCCACCACACATCCTTATTGTACCACGGTTTCCGAAAAAATCAACTGTGGAGGCGAATATTATGAAAGCTTTTTATCCGCTGGTAGCCTTCGGGCCTGCCCGGCCGGCAGAGTACAGGCGGCGCGATCCGCGCCGCACACCGCTGCCTGAGCCGGAGCAATATGCCGGCGGCACTTCTTTATTCGGGAGGGACTGCGGATGACGGAACAGGGCATCAACGAACTGGCGGCGCGCAGGGATGAGCAGTGGGAGGAAGTCATAGAGCTGTGCAGGCGTTACGGCTATCTCACACAGGAAACTGGACAATCGGCCACGATCATGAAGAATGCCAGCCAGATAAAAAACCGGGGATTGGAAACGTACATATTCTTGCAGGTGCAGACCTGCGGAGCATATCCGCAGCCCGGAGAATGCGAGGGAGAGGAAGATGTGTTGTGAGTGCGGGCATGTGCCATGCTTGACTGGTTGTCCGAACGCGCGGGAGCGCGCGCGGGCCGGGACATGTACAGACTGTGCGCAGCCAATTTATCCCGGGGAAGAAGTGGTGGACATAGACGGGGATCTGTATCACCTGGAATGCATTGAACGTATGAGCACAACGGAACTGCTGGCGCTGATGGGATACTGCGTATGCGCAGCAGAAGTCTGAAAGGAGAATATTGTGGAAGAGGCAAACGAGAAACGCTTGATAATCGTGAAGCAGCTCCCGGAGTTTGAGGAGCATCTACACCTGATAAAGGAAGAAGCTGAAAAGCGCGTGGCCGACGCCATGCAAATGGTCGTTTCGGAGGAGACCGTTAAAACGGTGAAAAAGGTTCGGGCCGAATTAAACAGCGAGTTCAGCGCTTTGGAACAGTCGCGCATCGCCGCAAAGAAAGCTGTAATGGAGCCGTATGAGAAGCTGGAAGCGATTTATAAGACCTGCGTTACGGATGTGTATGGTCCGGCAAACGAGCAATTGGGCAGTAAGATTGCAGATGTTGAGAACGGCTTGAAAGAAGCAAAAAAGGAAAAGGTTAAAGCCTATTTTGAAGAATGCTGCGTGGCGGCGAATATCGACTGGCTCAAGTACGAGCAGGCAGAGATAACCGTGACACTCTCGGCCAGTGAAAAGAGTCTCAAGGAAAAGGCAAAGAGCTTTGTGTCCCGCATAGCGTCGGAAATCGGCCTTATAGAGACGCAGGAGCACGCTGACGAAATCATGGTCGAGTACAAGCAGACATTGCTTCTGGCGGACTCCATAAGGCTGATACAAAGACGATATGAGGCGCTCCAAAAGGAGAAGGAGAAAAAAGAGCGCATTGCGGCGGAAAAGGCGCTGAAAGCAGCGGCTGCGGCCAAGGTCAGCGCGGAGTGTGCCGAACAAAACCCGCCGCAGGCAAACCCGGCCCCGCCCGCATTTAAACCACCAACAGAAACAACGGTTCAGCAAAGGATGGATGCATCGGTGGAGATGGCGCCGCCCGCGGCACAGAAAGAGCCTGTCCCATCCAACAGGGAGATTTTACAGTTGACTTTTACGGTGCGCGGCACGCGCACGGAGCTGCGCGCACTGAAGCAATTTTTGACTGAGGGAGGATACGATTTTGAGTAATCAGGTAGTGACACGTAAAAAACCGAAGTGGTCGGTGGCAATCACCCAGCAAGACTACCAGAACCTTATACGCAACACCCTGAACGACCCTGCGCGGGCTAACCGGTTCATCGCGAGCATTTCATCCGTTGTGGCCGTCAACCCGGGATTGCAGGATTGTGATGCGGGTTCCGTCCTCACTGCGGCGCTGCTGGGAGAAGCGTTGAATCTCTCGCCCAGCCCGCAGCTCGGACAGTTCTATATGATTCCGTTTGAAAATGCGCTGAAAGGGCCGGACGGCAAAAAACTGTGGCTGTACGATGAGAATGGTGAGCATCTCAAAGATAGCAAGGGCAAATGGATGTGCCAGACCGAAGCCAAGGCGCAATTCGTCCTCGGGTACAAAGGCTATATCCAACTGGCAAAGCGTTCCGGCGTGTACAGACATATCAAGGAAATCAATGCAGAACTTCTCCCGGAAAGGGAAGATATGCCGGAACTGCAGCCGGAAGCAGCATCAGTGAGCGAACCTGCCGCGCTCGGCGAGGGGCAGCGGCGTGAGACGGTCGCAGACGCTATCCGTATGCCGGAGAAAGAGCCGGTCATGGTGAGCATGGACGATTTGTAGGAGGAACGGGTCAATGATCGCATGTGATGTTATATCCACAGGCAGCAAGGGCAATGCGGTGCTGCTCAACTACTGGCTGCTGGTAGATTGCGGCGTGCCCTTCAAGGCGCTGGCCGGGGCATACCCGGCCCTACGGCTGGTGCTGCTGACACACATCCACGGAGACCACTTCAACCGCACTACGCTGGCCGCGCTGGCGCATGAACGGCCGACGCTCCGATTCGGCGCGGGAAGTTGGCTTGTGCCAGAGCTGGCGCGGCTTGTACCTGCGGAAAACATTGACGTCATTGAACCGGGACACGTTTACGATTATGGGGCGGTTACGGTGGAGCCGGTACGGCTTTGGCACGACGTGCCGAACTGTGGATATAAATTGCGGTTCGAAGATGGAGAGCGCGCGTTCTATGCCACGGACACGGGCAGTTTGCGGGAAATCTCCGCGCCGGGGTATGACCTGTATCTGGTCGAAGCAAATCACGATGAGGAAGAGATCCGCAAGGCGGTAGCAGCGAAGAAATTTGCAGGAGAATACACATATGAGCGGCGCGCAATGGAAACGCATCTGTCACGGCAGCAGGCCGACGAATTCATATGCCGTAATATCCGGCGCGGCGGCGAGTATATCTACCTGCACCAACATCAGGAGGCACGCCGGACGGAATAGAACGGTCAATGGTGCACCGGAGGGGGTGAGCGCCTGAAATACATCTCAGAAATCAATGCTTTTTACGCATGGCTGGAAGGTAATGACCTTTCACCGGCGGCAATTTCCCTCTGGCACGCGCTCATGATAACTGCAAATAAGGCGATGTGGCCGGATGTGTTTCCTGCATCTATGGATCTTCTCAAAACGCGTACAAGATATGGGAAGGATACGATTTACGGTGCGCGCCAACAGCTCGCAGATTGCAAGCGAATCGAATATTTCGAGCAAGGCGGAAGAAAACCCACGATATATCGCATCATCCCGTTCGTGCCAGAAACTCAGAAGCAAGGATATGCGCCACAGCCGTGCGCTACGCCAGCATCGGAAGAAGAGATAGCATTGCCCGATATTTACCAGCAAGTTGTTTTCCCTTGCATGCCAGTGGTTATCTTTGTAAGATACCCACTCAAGGTTTTCAACCCTGTTATCGGTTTTAATGCCATTTATGTGGTTTACAACTTTTGAACTATTCGGGTTTGGTATGAATGCAATGGCAACAAGTCTGTGCACTGATTCAGTTTTGACTTTTCCATTTTTGCATAGATCCACTGAATAGTATCCGGTATGTTTGAGATTCATATTTAAGGTTTTTCCTTTGATGATTCGGGATGTATTGAATTTGATATTTGTTGAAACCTGACGGTCGACACTGCGCACATTCCCAGTATTAGATACTTCGTACATTCCCTCATATCCAATTACCGATTTCCAAAATTCCATCTCCCGCTTTTCGCCGTCACGTCAGAGCGCGTTGGTGCATTTTACGACCGCATATCTGGTGTGCTTTCTCCGAGTATGTGCAGCAAAGTCAGCATGTGTCTTAACGCGATTTTTGAGACTGCGATATACAACGACTTGTGCGATAAAAATCCGGCGAAATTTAAGAAACTGAAAAGCAAGAAGCGTGTAAAACGCAAACCCGTCTACTCCGATGCGGAGATACTGACGGCAGAACGGTGGTTTTTGAATAAGATGCCCGAAGTTGTATTACTGCTTGAGACTGGAGCACGGCGCGGCGAAATGGCTGGCTGGCGTTCCGGTGACTTCGACCTACGGCTACGGGCCTATGACATATCCCGCCAGCTTCAGCGGCAGAAAGGAGGGGTGATCGTTGAACGAGCACCGAAGAATGACAGCTTTCGCACAAATCCACTGTCGAATGTGGCGATACAGGCATATAAACGCTGCCTGGAAATGTATGGCCCCGGCCCATACCTGGTACATGAGCATGGGGCCGCCCTGAATCCAGAGAAATGGAGCGCACGGCTGAAGCGAGAAATGGAACGCTTCAACAGGGCTTATCCATCCATCCCGCCACTAACGTCGCACCAACTCAGGCATACCTATGGCACATGGTTGCGGCGGCACGGTGTGGATATCCATTCCATCGCAAAAATCCTCGGCCATAAGTCCATAGATGTGACCGGGAATACCTATGTGCATAATGAGCTTGCGACGCTTCGCCGCGCCATCCGATTCAACGCGAAGCAACCCTTAATAATACCTATCAGAGAGGAGCAAACGGCATGAGCCTTATCAAATTGGCCAACGGCCACAAGTATGAAATTGAGCAGCCCAACGAGGGCGAAGGGATGATGCGCAACCGCCGGCGCAATACGGTGCAGCTCACGTTCCGGGCGGATGCAGAACAGTTTGACGCCATCCGGGCGGATATCGTCCCCGACAACCTTGAAATCTTTACCATCTATTACCCAGACAACGAGACGGCGGATGAACCGGATGAACAGTTGACCGGAGTTGCGCATAAGGATTTTTCCGCATACGCCCTTGTGGGCGACTGGGAGGATAAAGAGGTCGAGAAACAGAAAGAAACCAGCAAAGCCCCGGCCGTATACGGGCGTCAGTTATCCGTTACGCTCGGAGAACGGCTGGCAAGCGATATTTAAGCGGGGGGGAACGCGATGGCATGGATAACGCCAAAAACTGATTGGCAGGAAACAGACCCCGTTATGCTCGACCCGGACTATGTCCGTATCCGAGGTAATATTCTGCATCTGCGGGACATGGCCCGGCAGCTATATCTGCCGTTCCCTCTGGCAGATATGGCAGACTATGGCCCGGCAGGATTTCCGTATGTGGAGTTTTTCGCCAACGTAGACAATAATGTTGATGCATTACTGGATAATACGTTTCGGCCGGCGCGCTCGGAGAGGGCGCGGGCATACGCAGCCAATGGTCGCGTATGGAACTATGATGACCTGAACCGAATAGAAAGTGCATTGCTGGGGCTGTACACAGCCCTGACAGCGCAACAGAACGCAAGGCAGACATTGGCCTTTACTATGGGAGGTGGCATATTTGGCGCGTGCATTTAAAGATATGATCGTGCAGGAAGCGGACGGAAAGCCACGGCTGACGTTCCGCAACCGGCAAGGCGCGGCTGTGCTGGAGGATGTTGCCGTGGAAGTGTCCAGTAGCGTCCAACAGCAGGGCGACGCCTGGGGCGCGTTGGCTGCGAATCTGTTGCTGGAGCTGGACGACGATGACGTACCCTATGCAGTCGCGCCGGAATTTATGCCCGCAGCTGCTCCGGCGGCACTCATATCACGGGAAAAGTTGGCAACAGCTTTCGGGAAACTGGCCGCGGCGGTGTCGGCGTTGATCTCTCATATGGGTGACAAAAATAACCCTCATGTGACAACCGCCGCGCAGGTGGGCGCTTATACCAAATCCGAGACCGACGCAAAACTGAACGGGAAGGCCAATACCAGCGGGACATATTCGGGGCTGACCGCCGGGAACAGTCTGAAGATCGGCGGCAAGACCTTCAGCATGAACATGAATGGCGACGATCTTGAAATCTGGTGGCAGTGATGGGGCTGAAATTCAACGGGAGGCGTATCCTCCAAAGCTCGTTTATTCGATTCATGGGGCGCTCATGCTCCCGCGTGTTATTCAACGCCCGCGTGGTCTGGCAGCGTATCCCTGACTACCTGTACAATGCAGGGGATCAGATTACCGAGTGGACGGGCGGCTGGCAGCAGAAGGACACCTATATGGCTCACAATGATTATTGGTTCGGCAATACGCCTGGCGCGGTATCTGGCCTGAATGGCCAACTGACCATCAATGCAGACAACATGAAAGCGTACATGCCCTATGATGGACAGCTCTATCAGGGCGTACTTGTGTCTACGGTGAAGCAGATAGATTTGACGCACATTTCCGGGCTGACGGCTATTTTTACCGCCTCCGAGATGTGGGGCGGTGGATACGCAAGCATGGGTGTCACGCAGAGGTTTGAAAATAAATATCAGCCCATCTCGGCGACGGGCGGCGTGTGCAGCCGTATCAGTTTTAACACGGCAGGACCACATTCGGTGACGCTGGACACCACGCAACTCACCGGATTGTATTTTGTGTGCTTCACAACGTGCGTGGATAATGGCGCGAAACTGAGCACATATCTGCAAAACATTAAAGTGTCGTAAAGGAGGCATAACATATGGCGATTTTTAAGGGCCGCGTGCGGGTGCGGTACGGGTACAGCCGGTGGGGCTATACCCGGAACAACGGCAAGGGCTGGCACGGCGGCAGTGATGAGGAAGGATTAGATAGCACCACCATCCTGATGCCTGATTATAAGGGCAAAAGCATTTCCGGGCGGGTTATTACGGCCCGCAAAGTGGACAAGTCCACAGGCAGCAAAACGTGGGAATGGGGTTGGTATGTGTGCGTGGAGCTGGACGCGGGCCAGACGCCGGACGCGGTGAACTACCTGTATTTCTGCCACAACGCGCGGAATCTGGTATCCGTGGGCCAGCGGGTGAAAAGCGGTGATGCGCTGGCGGTGATGGGCAACACGGGCAACGCGGCGCTGGCAAGCCCGCCCTTTGCACACTGCCATTTCGAGGTGCGGGCCACGACCACCGGGGCGGGGCTTGATCCTACGGCATACACTGGGCACCCCAACGCTGTGGGGACATATGGCGAAGCAATCGACGAAACGGAGGACAACGACATGAAATTTTTGAAGGTGACAAGCGGCAAGTGCGAGGTGTTCACCGCGCCCGATGTGAATGCGGTGGACAAGGCCTATAACGGCGGCAAGCTGACCGAGGGGACATGCTATCCGGTGCAGGCCGAGGTGGGCAACTCCGGCGGGTACAGCTGGGTTCGCATCTTCGTGGCGGGAGTGCAGCGTTACGCCGCCGTGCTGGCCGACCGCTGCCAGCTTGTGACGCTTTCCCCGGGCGATGCGTTCGCGGCCTGTGTGGCGCAGGGCGGCGGCGAAGACACGGCGGAATTGGAAGCGCAGCTTGAAGCAGCAAACGCCCGCGCCGATGAAGCGGACAAGCGTCTTGCAGACGTAAAGGCATACGTCGCGGGGGTATAGATGTGGCTCAATATCAAAAAAAGCCTGTTACAGTGGAAGCTGTGAGGTTTGATTATTCTACAGAGTGCATTTCCGCGCTGCTTGCACTCGGGCTTGACCCGGTCCGCATAAGCTATGCGGGCACAGCACCAACATTGCGTATTGGTACGCTTGAGGGAACGATGACCGCACAGCTCGGCGATTATATCATCCGCGGGGTGAACGGTGAGTTCTATCCTTGCAAGCCGGATATCTTTGAGAAAACTTACGAGGAGGTATAGGCTGTGTGGGACTTCCTCCAAAACCTGTTTACGGCGCTTCTGCCCATCGTAACGGCGTTTGCCGGGTGGGCGGGGGCGCGCATCCGAAACACAAATCAAAAGGACAAAGCTGTGGAGCGCGGCGTGAAAATGCTGTTGCGCGCGAAAATCATCGATTTGGGTCTGCATTACCTTGAGGTCGGAGAAATTCCGCCGTATGGTATGGAAACGCTGAAAGGCTGCTACAAGGAATACGAGGCGCTGGGCGACGGCGACCATTCTGTGGGAGATATCGTTCGGCGCTGCGAAACACTTAAAATCAGAAACGGATAGAAAGGAAAAGGACAATGAACATGATCGTACTTGTACTTATGATGGCCGTAACGGTGGAGGCGCTGGTGGAATACGCCAAGACCTTCGGCAGGGCCATTATCGAAAAGCAGTGGAAAACCGCCGCCACGCAGGCGGGGGCCGTTGCGCTGGGCGTGCTGCTATGCTTTGGTGTTGGAGCGGACTTCTACGCCGCGTTGGGTGTGAATTTCAACGTGGCATGGATTGGCATTGCGCTTACGGGCGTTTTTGCCAGCCGAGGCGCGAATTATGTGAGCGACCTTGTGAAGAAGATGCAGGCGCTCAGCGCGCCGAGCGCTGAATAGATATAACGTCCCCCGGTCAGGAGATTTCGATATCCTGACCGGGGGCTTTTTTTGTTTAAAGGCTAACTAGCTTTTTGCCCTCCCACTATCCATGTATGGCAAAATTAACCATGTGTGGCGCTTTCTGTAATATTATGACAATTTTCGTCATATCGCTACACCCCCAAGAAAGAAAGTGCTGCATGGCGATAGAATAGGACAAGGAGCGATGCGTGTGATTAGAATTTTACTGTCCCGCAAGCTGGGCGAGCTTCGCTGGACGCAAGCAGACCTCTCTCGGGCCACAGGCATTCGGCCGGGAACAATTAACGAGTACTACCACGAATTCGCCGAGCGCGTGAATTTGGAGCACATCGACCTGATCTGCGAAGCTCTAAATTGTGACCTGAGCGACATTCTCGAACGAATTCCCAATGCAGAACCTGCCGTACATAGAAAAATTGGCAGGAGGGAACCAAAGTAAAAGGAGAGGGCAGGCCCTCTCCTTTTATTGTGCCGTTTTTTTCGCCATATAGGCGTTTAACCACTTATACGGGGTATGTGACATTGAAGTCGCGTTGCTGTCCCTATGCGCAGTGTGTGGGCGCTGTGAGCCGCTGCGCAGTTTCGGTGCCGTTGATATAAAGGATCTTCTTCATCGTTTTCGCACTTTCTGCCCCATACTTCCGGGACGGTTTTCTATTGGTCAATGGGCGTGGCGCGTCAAGTCATAGAGTAGAGCGCCTGTACGGCTCTTTGTATCCAGTGCGATGGAGCCATACGCTGCTCTAAATCTTGAGCTATTTTAATTACCTCCTGCGGCGTCTTAGCCCGCTTCAGAGCGGCAATGACGGCGGCCTCGTTTTCGTAATATGCTACCATAGGAAATACTCCTTTCTGCCCTCGTGACCTCCGGGGCGGGCTTATGGCTAAATTAGTAAATGCGGTGAGCAGTACTTAACCGCACCACGCGTTCCACTCACTTTCAAATCTTTCACATTTTGCGTCATCGGATTTGTAATGTTTTACGGCATCGGAGAGGAGCCAATCCCGTTTAGGGTATCCAGTCGAGCCATTTATCATATAATATTCTCCATCATCCCAGATATAAAAGATTTCTTTATTATCGCAAAATTCAATTCCTACTTCTTTCATAGCGCTTTCTCTTTCTCCCCGTGTGGCCGATAGGGCAGCCTATTTTTATTTGATTTTATATCGCTTTGCTTTACTCAAAAAATGTATCTTCTGGCTCTAACAAGTAATCGTTCGGGTTCTTCCAATATTCATCTTCAACCTTTTTTAACGCCTGTGCGTAGCTGTTCGCCTCGACATAAACAACCGCTTTGTGGACTTCCTTAATAGTAATTTTAAAATTCATAATCTTTCTTCCTTTCTCCCCATCTGGCCGGTAGGGCAGCCTGTTATTTATTCTTCGGTGACTGCTTTCAAATCCCAATCCCAAGGGTTGCATTTTGTGTGGGTGATGTGGTAAAATACAGAGCAGGGAAGCGGCTTTGCAATGGCTTGGTTTCCGCTTAGGCTGTCACGTTACCGCGTGGCGGCCTTTATTTTTGCAATGTACGCGGCGAACAACTGCAATTGCGTTTGCCTGTCCAGCGTCGCCCATACTTTGCAGGTCATGCGGCTCACCTCGCTTTCGGTTTGCCGCTTCCCTGTCCCTGTGATTATATTGTACACTTTTCGGTACACTTTATCAATTCGCGTTGTACACAAATATGTACACTCGGAATTGTATATTTTTGTGTACAAAATGCTTCGCGAATTGTTGACTTGATGTATATATTAGTGTACAATAATGCGGGAGAGGTGATTATGATGCCAATGTCTTATGCAAAGCTGTTTCAGCTCATGGAAAGTAAGGGGCTGAAAAAGTTCGACTTGAGAAAAGCAGGTATTTCTCCTACAATCGTTGATAGGCTAATAAAGGGGCATGATGTCAATACATCTACCATTACGAGGCTTTGTCGTCTGCTGGGATGTCAACCCGGCGATATTATGGAGTATATAGACGAAAGCGAGGCCGCAGAATGAAAGTATTTACATTGATCGGCGGCGTGAACGGTGCGGGGAAATCCAGCCTTACGGGTTCATTGAAAGCCGAACGTACCGACTTAGGTGTTATTGTTGACCCGGATAAAATCACGGCAGAGACGGGCGGTGATGAGTACGAGGGCGGCAAACTGGCTGTGGAGCGCATCGAAAGGGCGCTTGCAGATGGCATAAATCTCACACAGGAAACCACGCTTTCGGGTGGATATCCAAAGCGCCTTGCCAAGAGAGCCAAAGAAACTGGCTATTATATCCGCCTGTACTATGTGGGGCTGGATACGCTTTCAGAAAGCCTGCACCGTATTCAAAACCGTGTGGCAAAGGGTGGGCATGATATCCCATATCATGATGTGGAACGCCGCTTCTCCCGTCGTTTTGCTGATGTTGTAAAGTTGCTGCCCTACTGTGATGAAGCAAAATTTTTCGACAATGACAACGGCTTTGTGCTGGTGGCCGAATATCGAAACGGTGAACTGCTTCCCGTGGGAGACAAGCGCCCGGCATGGTTGCTTGAACTGATTGCCACAATAAATCAGCACAATGCCCAATTGTAAGCCCCGCTTTGATGGGGTATAATATCAAGCACAGGAAGGTGGAGCCAATGACAAAGGAAGAAATGCAGCTTTTGCGCGACATGATGAAAGAGGAGATCGGGGCCGCTTTGGAGCCGGTAGTGGAACGGCTTGGCAGAGTGGAAGCCGGGCAGAAGCAGCTTGAAGCCGGGCAGAAGCAGCTTGAAGCCGGGCAGAAGCAGCTTGAAGCTGGGCAGAAGCAGCTTGAAGCTGGGCAGGAAAGCCTAAAAGAAGAAGTACGTCATACTCGCATGCTTGTGGAGCAGCAAGACCACAAAATCAGCCTTATCGCAGAGCAGTACACCGATATTGCGGAGAAGCTGGACAAAGCGAACGACCGCGCCGCGCAGATTGATGATATGCGTGACCGGCTGCGCACGCTGGAGACAGTTGTGATGAATCACACGGCGACGCTCAAAGAACTGCGCAAGGCAGAATAAAAGTAACAAAGCGGACAGCTTACGAGCTGTCCGCTTTTGAGTGTTGAATAAGGCGAGGTGACGTTCACGGTGGGAGGCCGTGATACCGCTGTGATACCGCTATTTTTCGGAGACATTGGACGGAATACAATATGTATCAAAAAGCATACAAAACACCAGGTGTCTCGCCTTGTAGAGACGTATAAGCAATGAAAAGTCATTGAATTCGAGTGAGAAAAGGCCGCAAAGAGCGCAGAAAAGCCCTTTGCGGCCTTTTGGCTGCAGCGCTTGGGCCAAAAGGTGCTTTTCTTCCGGGCAGGTTGCGGAAAAGCGTCGAATCGTGGTAAAATAAAAAAAATATTGCCGGAGGAGGCTTCTATCCATGAAGCAGGACATGATCGTGATTCTGGACCTGGGCAGCGAGGAAAACCCGCGTCTTGCCCGGGAGATTCGCGCGTTGGGAGTGTACAGTGAGATCTATCCCCACGATATTACACTGGCGGAGTTGAATGCGCTGCCCAATGTAAAGGGGATTATTCTGAACGGCGGCCCCAACCATGTGGTGGACGGTGTGGAGATCGACGCGTGCAGCGATATCTATGGCTGCGGCCTCCCGCTTTTGCAGCCTGGCCACAAAGGCGGCGCGCCGTGGCCCACGGATGCGGCGCAGCGGAAAGCCGTCCTGTCCGAATTTGTATTCGATGCCTGCGGTGCGCAGCCCAACTGGAACATGGAGAACTTCATTGCAGACCAGGTCGAGCTGATCCGCCGACAGGTGGGAGATAAAAAAGTGCTTCTGGCATTGTCCGGCGGCGTGGATTCCTCGGTCGTGGCGGCGTTGCTCATCAAGGCCATCGGCAAGCAGCTGGTGTGCGTGCATGTAAACCATGGTCTGCTGCGCAAAGGAGAACCGGAGCAGGTTGTGGAGGTGTTCCGCAACCAGATGGACGCCAACCTCATTTATGTGGACGCGGTGGACCGCTTCCTGAATAAACTGTCGGGCGTTGCCGAGCCGGAGCAGAAACGCAAGATTATCGGCGCGGAGTTTATCCGTGTGTTTGAAGAAGAAGCACGCAAACTGGACGGCATCCATTTCCTGGCGCAGGGCACGATTTATCCGGATATCATTGAGAGCGGAACGAAAACAGTGAAAGCTGTTAAGTCGCACCACAATGTGGGAGGCCTGCCGGAGGATTTGGATTTCGCGCTGGTGGAACCGCTGAAAATGTTGTTTAAGGATGAAGTGCGTGCCTGTGGTAAGGCGTTGGGTCTGCCCGACAGCATGGTATACCGTCAGCCGTTCCCCGGCCCGGGCCTTGGCGTGCGGTGTCTGGGCGCAATCACCCGCGACAGGCTGGAGGCTGTGCGGGAATCCGACGCGATCCTGCGGGAAGAATTTGCAAAGGCGGGCCTGGAGGGCAAGGTGTGGCAGTATTTCACGGTAGTGCCCGATTTCAAGTCAGTGGGTGTGCATGAGGGAGTGCGTACCTTCGACTGGCCGGTCATTCTGCGTGCGGTAAATACCGTGGATGCAATGACCGCCACGGTGGAGGATGTGCCGTTTGCGTTGCTGCAGAAAATCACACAGCGCATCACATCCGAAGTGAAAGGTGTGAACCGTGTCCTTTACGACCTGACACCGAAGCCCTCCGGGACGATTGAGTGGGAATAATTTCAGAGGCCCGAAAAAGCTCGGAATGACTGGGTTTTCTAAGGTTTGATGCCCTCCGTGGCAACGAATTGGCAACATTTTTTCATTATTCATAAAAAGAGAGCTAACTGATTTTGATTAGTCAGTTAGCTCTCTTTTTCTTTTTATTATTATTCTGTGCAACAAACGGCCTCTCCCGTGGCCTACAAGTGAGAGGGTCAAACAAGATCCTGGGGCGGCATCTTCACATAGTTCTGGGTCTTGTCAAACTCTGGATAGTGGTAGCGCCACTTGTCGTAATCCTCTTTGGAAATCTCGCCCGCCTCCAGCATAGCGGCGGCCTGCTGCCAGGAGCAGAGCATTTCATGCAGCTGGGCAGCGTCCTTGTTTTTGCGAAAGTCCACCTGCAAGGCAAGCTCACCGTCCTGCTCCGTGACCTTCAGCCCGTAGTTATCCTCCAGGGTAAACAGGGTGTGCATCAGCCCTACATAGGAGTCTATGTCCGGGACAGAGAGCGCATGGGGCGAGACATCCAGCACCTCAGCCAGGGCAGCGGTCAGGTCTGCCTTTGGGGTTCTTGATCCTGTTTCGTACTGTGCAAGGCGCACATCAGCAGACTTCTCCGGGAAGCCCAGCGCCATGCCAAGATATTTCTGAGTCATCCCCCGCAGGAGACGGAAAAAGTGAATTCGTTCACCAATCGCCATATCATCAACTCCAATCGTTGGTTGTCTTTATAAAAAGCGTAGCAGAAATGCTTAGGAAAGTCAATAGAATACTAAACAATTTTATTTAATTTATTTTGTGTGCGTCGATTGACATAAGCTATTATGCTTAGTATAATGACAATAAACGAAGCATATTTGCTTAGTTAAAATAACTGAAGAAACTTTCTTCAAAATTCTTGGGTGCAAAATCTGAAAAAAGTGGCAGTAGAGAGTAAGGAGGTCTTTATGAAAAACAAAATTGGCAGGCAGAAACAATCAACAAGGAAAGGAAGGTATTTTATTTATGCAGAAACAGAGTTTTATGCGAGCAGACGAAGTTGCTCAGGAATTGGGCATCTCCAAATCCCACGCCTACAAGGTAATCCATGGGCTTAACGAAGAATTGCAGGAGAAAGGGTATCTGACCATCTCCGGACGTGTCAATCGGGAATTCTTCAGGGAGAAGTATTACTATACCAAAACAGCAAAGGAGGAGTCATAATGGCAGTTTACAAGGAAGAAAAAACCGGAACCTGGCGAGCAGTTTATCGCTATACCGATTGGAATGGTGAGCGGAAACAGACCCAAAAGAGGGGCTTCAAGACCAAGCGAGAGGCGCAGGCCTGGGAGCGTGAACAGATTCATAAAACCAGTGCCGACCTGGATATGAACTTTAAAAGCTTTGCCGGATTGGTGTGTGGATAGCCACACGCATTGCTTGCCAGATTCTAAAATTAACGAAACGGACTTTGTACCGCTACTGAAAATCAACCGAAATTTTAAGCATTAAGAGGTAACGACTATGAGAAAGATTTTGTCCTGTGAGTTCAACCTGGACACCGCCTGTGTGGAGCTGCATCTGACGGATGAAACGCTGCTCTCCATTGACTGCACCGCCGTGGAAAATGAGGTGGCAAACAGTATGTACCAGCGGTCGGAGCTGGACTGGCTGATCTACAACGATCCGCTGGCCTACGTTGATTTGATACTGAACAGCGAACCGCAGAGGTATCTGAAAGCAGTCACATAGTATAAGCCGATGGATAGCTAATCACAGTATCGCCCGTAAGAGTACAAATTCCCTCGGGTGATACCCATAATCATAAAAAAATATACAAATTATTTTCAAAATGATATTGCCATTATTCGAGTTATAGAATATAATGATTATCATCTACACATGGAGGTGTTATTATGGAATTTATGTCTGCGAGAGAAGCTGCCGACAAATGGGGAATTTCCCAAAGACGAGTTGCGGTTCTTTGTTCTGAAAACAGAATAGACAATGCCACTATGATCGGCAACATGTGGATTATTCCTACCACAGCAGAAAAGCCTATTGATGCAAGAAGCATCCGATATATGCAGAATGATGGCAAGAAAGTGAAACCGTTTCTAAAATGGGCCGGCGGCAAAGGTCAGCTTCTTTCCGAGATTGAAAAATACTATCCATTTGCAGATGGAAAAATCACAAAATATGCCGAGCCATTTGTCGGTGGTGGTGCTGTCCTGTTTGACATTTTAAGCAAATACGATTTAGACGAAATTTATATCAGTGACATCAACGCAGAGCTTATCAATACTTACCGGATTATTCGAGATGATATTGATGAATTGATTCCTATGCTTTCCGTTATGCAAAACGAATTTGTTCCGATGGATACGGAACATAGAAAAGTATACTACCTTGCAAAGCGTGAGCGTTTTAATGATTTGAAGGTCGATGGAGACGAATCCATTAATATCGAAAAAGCGGCATTGATGATTTTCCTTAACAAGACTTGTTTTAACGGATTGTTCCGTGTCAATAAAAAGGGCTTGTTTAATGTACCTATGGGTTCTTACAAGAATCCTATGATTTGCGACGAAGATAATTTGCAAGCTGTATCTGAAAAACTCCAAAACGTGACAATTATTTGTGGAGATTACAGAGAGTCTGCCGATTTTATTGATGAAAATACTTTTGTGTATTTCGACCCTCCTTATCGTCCTATCACAGATACCGCAAGCTTTACTGCATATACCGAAAATCTGTTTAACGATGAGGAGCAAATTGAGCTTGCGAAATTTGTTGATGATATGCACAAGAAAGGTGCAAAGATGGTTATCAGCAATTCTGACCCCAAGAACTCCAACGTTGAAGATAATTTCTTTGAAAATATCTACTCCTCTCATAAAATTAATCGTGTTGAAGCTACTCGTATGATTAACTGTAACAGTGAGGCAAGAGGCAAGATTAAGGAATTGCTTATTAGTAACTTCTAAGGAGGATCCACTATGAGGAAAAAGATTGACGTATCAGCAGAAGAATACAGTGAAATAGTGGATAGCTTCTATACCTACTTTGAGAATGGATATAAATTTGAAGAGTTCTTAAAAGTGTATTTAGAGAAAATTGGCCTGGAAGAAGTTTTTGTAACGAAGAAGTCTGGTGATGGTGGAATTGATCTGACCGCAGTAAGAAAAGGTATTGGTGGTTTGTCTAATTCGGTTGATGAACCATTCTACATACAGGCAAAGCGATATTCTCCAGAGACTACAGTATCTCCAGAGAAAATCCGCGCATTAAGGGGTTCTTTCAGAAACGGCGTTGGGATGTTCATCACTACCGGAAAAGTGTCTGATAACGCAAAACTTGAAGCGCAGCAAGTAGATCCAAGCAGACCAATCATTGTCGTGGATGGCAAAGAACTTGTTAGCACTTGCATTGAAAAGGAAATCGGATTTACATTTAAGCCGGTGTTTAGTAAAACTGCTCTCGATAGCATTATGCAAAAAGCATTTGCCACAGCAAATGAACAAGAGGTTACGGTTGAGAGAATAGTAACTGAAAACGATATAAGAGCATATATTTTGGTTCTACCTCGTGCTATCAAAGAGTGTATTTCCGAGGGAGCTTCTGTTATCAGCATTAGATTTGGAGATTCTTCATATAAGGAATATCGAATTGATGCACAAGGCAGATATGTAGGTGGCATTTCAAAAGCCTATAGAGATTTTGGCCTAAGACAGCCGGATGGTGTGTTTGTGTCAAAGCGAGCTGTGTGGCATATTGACTCAGACACAAAGTTTACAGTGGAATTTAAGGAGTTATAATATATGAACAGAGAGTTTAATACATGGTTATCCGGTTTCCGTGACAGCATCGCTGATTACGGCTACTATATTGATTTTGAAAAAGTCCATCGCAATGTTGACGGCATCAAGGTGGAACTGAATATCCTCAATTCTCTTATAGGTTCTAAGAACATCAAGGAGGAATTCAAGGCTCTCATCAAGAAGTATCCAGAAGTATTGAAGTGCATTCCTTTGCTGCTTGCAGTCAGAGCCAATGAAATCTACTGCCAGGATGAAAATGGTGGACATTTGTATCAATTTAATTTTGGTAAATATCCTCCGAACAGCTATGCCCATTATGAGCGTTATACTTACTTTATGGAGCATACTGGCCTGTTTGACTTGTTGGAAAATCACATAATCAACAATCTCGTTGATTATGCCACCGGCGTAGAAACAGGTCTGGATTCCAACGGACGAAAAAACCGTGGCGGTCATTTGATGGAGGACTTGGTAGAAAGTTTCATCAAAAAAGCTGGATTTGTAAAGAATGTAAGTTACTTTAAAGAAATGTACATACACCAAATTACCGATAAGTGGGGCATCGACCTTTCAGCAATATCCAATCAAGGTAAAATGGAAAAACGTTTCGATTTTGTTGTAAAAACGCCTACTATGATTTATGGCATTGAAACCAATTTCTATGGTAGCGGCGGAAGCAAACTAAACGAAACTGCCCGTAGCTACAAAACTCTTGCTACAGAGGCCGATACGATAGATGGTTTCACTTTTGTTTGGTTTACTGACGGTAAGGGTTGGACAAGTGCTCGTCATAATCTCGAAGAAACCTTTGATGTGATGGATAATATCTATAGCATCAAGGACTTGGAGGACGGCATTATTATAGAGGTTTTCAAATAATGGCAAAAAAAATTACAAAATGGGAGCCGGAAGACTTTGAGCTTGAAATGACTACGCATTGGTCTTTTCCGAAGCGTGGCGATTGGGCAACTCACGACGCAAAGTGGCGCGGAAATTGGTCTCCGTATATTCCTCGAAATATAATACTAAGATACTCCAAAGAAGGAGATTGGGTGCTTGATCAATTTGCGGGCGGTGGAACAACCCTTGTTGAAGCGAAGCTGCTCCGTAGAAATATTATTGGTGTTGATGTCAACGAGGTCGCTCTTAACAGATGCAAAGAAAAGGTTGATTTTGAACACGAAGGTGCAGATGGAATGGTATACATCCATAAGGGTGATTCCCGTCACTTGGATTTCATTCCCGACAACAGCATTGACCTTATCTGTACACACCCGCCGTATGCTAACATTATTCAGTATAGTGAAGATATTGATGAAGATCTGTCACATTTGAAAGTCAAAGATTTTCTTGAAGAAATGAAAACGGTAGCCCAAGAGAGCTACCGTGTGCTGAAAAAAGATAAGTTCTGTGCCGTGTTGATGGGCGATACCCGTCAGAAAGGGCACGTGGTACCTATGTCTTTTGATGTAATGCGTATTTTTGAGGATGCTGGGTTTAAGTTAAAAGAGCTCATCATCAAAGAGCAGCATAATTGTAAGGCTACGGGATATTGGAAAACAAACAGCGTGAAGTATAATTTTTTGCTGATTGCCCACGAGTATCTGTTTGTTTTCCGAAAGTGAGGATCAGACTAATCCAGACTCAGAAAGTCCTTCAAAAAGCATTCTGCGACCTGAGTAGTTCCAATAAGCGCAATCCTGTTCCATGAACAACCATTTAATGGCTAATAGAATGATTTGAATTGGATGTGCGGTACCTTCAAAGTCGAGGAAATAAGCGTTGATATGCGATAAATCAATGTCGTCACATTCGTAAATGGAGACAATAGCCTCTTTGACAGCATTGTATTCATAGGGGCACTCATTTCTGCAGCAGATCAAAGCTTCAAAAATATCGTTGTGGCTGGGATTGCTGTATCTTCGATGTTTTTTGAAGTACATACCCTGCACATTTACTGTGAAATCGAATCCCTTGTTAAGTTGTGTTGGACGCTTCAAAAAAATTCCATAATTGTCGTATGACTCAACATTGTACTGATAACGAGAGGCATCATCACCTCTGCCAATTCCCGCTTCTTCATTCAAGAAACAGGAAATAAGATCTTGTCTCTTTTGAGAGCGATTACCAGACGGTAATCTATAATCGCAAGTGTACGTAGGCATAGCTTAATCCTCCAAAAACAGTTTATATGTTTCAATTCCAAGCGCATCAGCGATGCGTTGGATGTTTTCAAGAGAGATACTTCTGCGATAACATTCGATTGCGCTGATATAAGTCCGGTGCATACCACATTTATCTGCAAAAGCCTCTTGAGATATACCCATTGCGGTTCTATATTTCTTCAGGTTAGAACCAAAAACTTTCACAATATCCATAGTTACAATCCTCCATAATAAACATTATAATGATTTTGAATACAATAAATCTACATACAATAAGTATACAAGGAGCGACTTATGACCAAAGAGGAAAAGAGTTTGCGCGCACTGGTTGATTCTGTGCAATATGATGTAAATCTGTTTAAGGTTTACATCGGCGAAAATAAATATATCATGGGATATGTGTCAGCTACACCAGAGGATAACAATTTTTTCGCTTATAAAACAATTTACGACACAATTATAGATTTAGACGAAAAAATCAAGAAGTCGTTCGACCTTGCAATAGAATGGGAGTATCGGTCTGACATTGAGAAATTTAATATGGTCAGCCCACCTTCTATACAAGAAAAAGAAGCGATATATTACACCGAAAATGCTATTTTCCGTACATCAGTTCTTTGGGATATGTTGGCACAGCTTTATAATATTAAATACAAAAACAACCAACATCCAGAGAAGGTGTATTATACCACGCTATTTCATAACGAAGCGCAGGGTAAGCACCCCAATTCCTTTGCTTCGGATGTATATCTGTACTTATCGGAAATCGAAAACGAAGAGCATATTTACGGAGAAGGAGAAACATGGAAAGGCAACCATAAGTACGTTACCGACTACCGCAACAAAATGACACACAGAAATTCTCCAAATATAGCAACCGCATCTAACTATGACTTTGAATTGCGTATGCCAATGCGGTATGTGTTAAAAAGAAGCATAGAGGACTATGTTCAAGCATCCAAATTTATTAGTCAATTTATAGATGTGCTCTTGGTGGAAATGCAAGAAGGCAATGATTAGGGCACTATTGTCGTGGCAACACCATGGCAACAAAAAATCAGATAGCCTCTACTATCTGAATAATGGAAAGAATACCAATACTCTGAGCGAAATAACATAAGCAAATCTGTTTAGAAAACATCTAACAGGAGCGAGTGGGAATAGTATCCTAAACGGCGGAAAGCCTTGATATTACTCACTTTTTCAAACTGAAAATGTCCTCGTGACAACAGTTTGACAACACTTACAAGATTATTTATAAATAAAGAGCTAACAGATTTTTGTTGAAGTCTGTTAGCTCTTTTTTGTTTTATTTATCTTTCAGCTTGTCCTTGAACGCTTCAACCAGAGCATCGCTCAGTTCCTGCGAGGGAACCTTTGCCCACTGCTGTGTGGTGTCGTATTTCGGGAAGTAGTAACGCCAGCGGTCATAGTCCTCTTGAGTGATTTCCCCGGCTTTCAGCTGATCCGTCTGCGATTTCCACGCACAGAGCATTTTCAGCAGCTCGGCAGCGTCCTTGCCTTTTCCTTTGTTGACCTTTAAGCAGACTTCCCCATCTGCTTCATTGACGGTCAGACCGTAAACATCTTCAAGGGTGAACAGAGTATGCATAAGTCCAATATAGCTGTCGATGTCCGGCACAGCCAAAGCCTGCGGAGACACATCAAGCACCTGCGCCAATGCCGCTGTCAGATCGGCTTTTGGCGTCCTTGTTCCCGTTTCGTATTGTGCCAGCCGCACATCAGCACTCTTTTCGGGAAAGCCAACAGCCTGTCCGAGATATTTCTGGGTCATGCCCTGTTTAAGTCTGAAATAGTGGATTCTTTCACCGATTGCCATATAGAACGCTCCTTTGCTTTATGTATAGGACAAGCATAGCAGATATGTTTAAAATAGTCAAGAAAAATCTAAGCAGATTTATTTAATATTTTTCCGCAAGCCACTTGACAAAAGCAAATATGCTTAGTGTAATGAAATTAAGCTAATAAGTTTAATTTTTGCCATGTGTCACGATAATGGCACATCCACTCGGGCAAATCGGGAGGCGGTCAGAAAGAATCCCGACACTAAAGAATTGAACTATATCCGAATAGAGGGAGGTGGATAGATGGCAAATACAACCTTTATGAGAGTACAGGATGTGGCGGACGAATTGGGTGTGTCCAAGTCCTACGCCTACAAGATTGTGCCCTTCCCGGTTTCGTGGACAGTAAAAATGAAGAAAAAACAGAAAGAAACGCAGGATATCTTGTCGTATCACACTCAG